ATATTATTTTCCACCAAAGTTTTTTGTTTGTCAAGTATCTATATGCCTATGAAAACTTAATTCGCTCCCGTTATCCTCTAAGTTTGCTACTTGCCTTTTTAGTAATGCCCAAGCATTGGAGTATTCTTCATTCATTGGATGTAGGTCACTATCCTTTTTATCCACTCCTGTAATTATCTCAATAGCCATTATCTTGCAATCTCTTGCATCAGGCTCATCACTTGTATTCTTTGCTGTGTTTATATTGATCTCAGAGGTTATATCTTTGTTTTTCAAAAAGGGTAAGTCCTCCCCCTGCATAGCCATTTGCGAGTAATGCCTTGAGCCAAAGATGTAATCCTGAAAAGTCGCCATGTCATAAATTTCAAAATTATCCTCTGCGTATTTAAAAATAATTTCGTCTTCGTGGTAAATATAGAATTTATTAAATACCCCCCTGCTGACTATTGTTAGGACTTCTACGCTGTTCTCTATTGCTCTCTCTATGAAATAAGAAGGTGTTTCTAGCCCTTTCGCTTGGGATAGCTTTACATTATTATGCAATGCAGAGCTAAGGCTTCCTGTAGAAAAGTGACCCTCTAATTTATGACCATTTGCTTTTAAGTTTTCGTAATATTTTTTGTAGTTATCTACTCGCCCTGAATTGATTCCCTCTACTGCTATTGTTAAGCCGATTTGAATGCACTCCTCCATTAGGTCTTCTTTTAGAAACATTGTTTCTTTTAATAGATATGCTTGAGACTGCTCAAATGACCCCATCCTGCTCGCCTTAACCATCGGCTTAAACTCAGGAAATTCTTCAAGTATAAATTCGCCATTAATATCAATAGACTCTCCTAGTCTTCCCTTGGGGTTATTATTCTTAAAGGCTTGATTTTCTCTTGTACTGCCTGCGCTTAAAATTGCTCCTCCAAATAATAATACAGCAGGAACTCCTTTCCATCCTGTTTCTGTTTGATTGCCTGTGATTTGGTTTTTAATTTTTTGATGTACCGACCTTCTAGACTCGTTAAATATTCCTCCTCTTGTGTGTGCATCCTTACTATCTCGTGATTTCGCCCTAGGCTTAGACGGGAATCTAGTAGGGTTTATCCTTCCCTGCTCGTTAATTCTTTGCATGTTGTCTTTCCTAATCTGCTCTGCACTTTTAAACCTAGACGGCACCCACGCTCCCGTATGATTTATGTGAAACTCCACTCCATCAACTTCTCCAATAGGTACACCCTCCACATTACAAGTACTCTGCCCGTTGTATGTAAATAAAGGCTCTTCTTTCTCGCACCCCATGACAGAGCAATGCGTCACTACCCTAGACTCTTTTAATGCCTGCTTTACTCCTTCATCCGTAGCTCTCCCCATTTCTGTTCTTACAATTGTAGGAATACGCCTGTTCATCCTAGGTAGCATTTCTCTTAATTTCTTAGAAGTTTCAGCCACGCTTAATCCCTCTTTTAGGGCATTTTGAATTTCTTGCTTTAGTAAGGTTCTTGTTGTTTTATTTATCTTTGTTACTCGCCCTGCAATCTTGTTTGATCTTTCCCTGTTCCTGAATTTGCTATGTCGTGGCACTTTCTCACCGAGTAATTTTTTAGAATCCCCATAAGTCCCATTTACTAAAGGTTCTTGAATCGCTTTAAGATTTCCTGCTACTTGAAAATCTCCTTGCATAAAGGTTCTAGACAAACTGCCTACCCAAGGATCAAATATTCCAAACTGCTTAAAGCTTGAGCTTTTTACTGCCCCTTCAATAACCTCCTCAATTTGATTATTAAATAATCTCTCCAAGAATTTCTTCAGCTTTATCTGCCCTTTCCTTCTGTGGTTAATTTGAGATTTAAAAAAATTAGATATTAATGTAGTGCCGTGTTTTTCGTAAGTCTCCGCATTCCATCCTCCCTTAGGAGTGTATGCTTTACTCTCCAACTTCTTCACTTGCCCACCTTACGAACGCAAGCCCCCCAAGCATATCCAATATCAATGAGTCTACATTTTCGTATGGATCGTCTTCTGCCCTTCCTAAGTCTCGCTCTCCTACATTGTTTGCATTGGCGATTTTACACATACTTCTATAGCTAATATTAATTCCTTTAGCCAAAACACTTGCAATGCCCCGTAGTTCGTTTGATGAGTAAAGTCCTTTGAATATTTTAGAATCCCCCCACTCAGGCTTATGGGTCTCTAGATATACTAATGCCCTTTTTGCATTTTTAGTTGTAGATTTAACATACCCAAACTCATCGTATTTCCAAGATTTCGATTTTATTGATTTTATGTTTACCACCTTTTCAATACTTGCCTCATCTCTAACTCTTTCTGCCTGCCTTTCTGCCCATTTCTGTGATCGCATTCTATTGCCCTTACTTAAATCCCCACCCCATAGCAACCATGCAACTTGTCCTGCTGTAGGTCTATCTGTCTCTCCGCTTAAATAAGCATCTGCGTTAGGGCTTTCTAGGTCACTTTCGTGTCTTAGAAGCCACGCGCTCATTCTTATCACTTTACTATCAGATACTTCTCCTCTTCCCATTAACCTAGCTTCCCTTACGGTCTTGGGTGTTAATCCTCCCCCTCCGTATTTTCCTCTAAGCTCTAATCCTTTCTTTGCATTACTGCTGACATAAGAAGGTATAGATTTTACTTTTTCTACATAAATACCTTCTAGTGCTTTTATTTCGTCTTCGTCTTCGTCTTCAATATTCTGTTCTATGTTTTCATCAGGCTTAGACTCTTCAGTTGGCTCTTGCTGTATATTTACTTCTTGTTCTATTTCCCTAAATTCACCTTCGCCTAATCCAACATTTTCTAAGTTCACCACATTAGAGCCTACATAATAAGAATCATGATCTGAGTTTGATGTGTTCTTTAAACCGCATCTTACCCTTAACTCATTAAGTGACATAGCACCGCAATCAACTAAGGGTTTATAGTCTTTCACTATTTGCTCTACATCTAAAAGTCCATCTATTTGAAATTCAATTTCAATCTTATCGTTTCTTTGCTTAACCCATTCATCAGGATCATTAAGTCTTGCAAAAATTAATTGAACTAAAGGATAGCATGTAAATCTAGTAAAGTTTATATAATCTTGTCTTGCCGTTGCGTAATTCGCCGCCTCCTCGAAACCTGCGATACTTGCAGGCACTCCGTGCGCTAGGAATATTTCTCTTTCAGTTTTCTTTTCAAACTCTATAGATTCTTGTTCTTGCGGAGTAGTTCCTATTTTTAAGAAGTTCCACTTTCCCGTAAGCCAAGCTATTCCTCCTGATCCTCTAGTTTTACCAATGTATTTTTTCTCCCATGAATTTTTAGCCCTCTCCCAATCAGCTTCATCCCCTTCAAATTCTTCTCTGACTAATACCCCCGCAGGAATATTGCCCCTTTCTAGTCCCTTAGTTCTTATCTGCCCTGCATTCAAGAAGTCTTGAAATAATGTTTCTGATGCCTCAATGTCTCCTATTCCTAATATCGGGTCGGCAGGATTTGGTCGTTTGAAATGAATAATTTGGTCAGGTCTATAGTCAGTAGTTTTGCCATTACGTCGATACTCGTAAACGCCTATTTTCTTTCTTGGATCAGGTTTTATTTTTACATATTGAGGATACAAGGGAATTAGCTCAATCTCTCCGCCTAGGCTTATTTTATTTTTTAGCCAATAAGCGTTACCCGTCATCTTGATTTGCATTGCTGTAATATATAGCAACTCCCTAAAGGTTTCATGAGTATTAGGATGCTCTAATGCCCTTTCTATAGCAGGGTCTTTTTTCGGGTTTCCAAGCTTGTCAACTAGACCGAAAGATACATTTGAGACTACACTAGCAACCATATCACACGCTCTATAGGATGCCCAACACTTTCCTATTGTCGCCTCAAAGTATGAATTATAGTCACTTATTTTATCAATAGTAACTCCTGACAATCTTTCTAAATGCTCAAATATTTTCCTGTTTGTCTCTCCATCAAATCCTTTCTTTGCGCCATTGTTGTTTTCCTTTCCTGAGGATAAAAGCTCTTTGAAGTTTTTTAAGATTCCCATAACTTAATAATAAATTAAATTTTTTTAAAAGCGAGAAGATTACACTTGGCTTTCTTTTATCAAAAAAGGAAGAAAGTTTATTATATGACCATTTCCCGATTTAATCTCTTGGCAGTATGAAGGTATTATGCTTTTCCTGCCGTCTTTTTCCGCCCTTGATATATCTTCTAGAGTGACCCAATAAAACTTTCCGCAATCCCATATTATTCCACAAGTCGCTCCAAATGCCTGAAACCCTTTAAGGTCTTCTATTTGTTTCTGCCTTATTCCACTTTTGCCAAAAGGAAGTCTTTTCTCTTTTGTGCTTTTGGCTTCTATGCATATAGTCCTTCCCCCTATCATAGTCCCAATAAAGTCAGCAAATGGATTGGGTAATAAGGTGTGTATAGTTTTACCACGATATGCCCTAGTGAAACTAGGCGGATCAACCTTTCTTAATATCAGTTGTCCTTTTCTTTCGTATTTTTTTGCCTCAGAAAGAATCCAATTCTCCAAGTTCTTTCCTGTGTTTTTCAAGATTCTTGAATGTGGCTATATTGCCATGTCATTGCCTTGCACAATCTTTTAGCTTTTACTTCCGCTTCTTCCGCGCTGTACGCTTCCATAGTTGTCATAGCTTGCAACTTTTTTGTTGCCCCTATGCTCCACAATTCAAAGACTTTTATTTTTGTCGGTGTGCGTGTTGCTGTTTTTTTCCTCCATTGTCCCTTACTCATTGTTTGGAGTTTTGTAATTTTTGCTATTTTTGCAACTTAATTCGCTTAGCTTAGCAATGCATCCCCCGATAGTTTTAAAGCATTCCCCCATATGTTATATCTGAGCAATAGACTAGCATGAATGTTTACCTCTAGATTTAAGCTAATCCCATCTTCATTAATTAAAATTTGATTTTCGCCATCGTAGATTATTTCCACAAATCCCCCTACAAATTTTTGCATCTCCTCTAGCTTCGGAGAGTAGTGACTTAATTCCAAAAAAGTTATTTCTTTATATTCTTTGCTTAGACTTAATTTTTCTTCTACTTTTTTATTTATCGCTATCATTATCTATCTTGGTAGCATTCTTCTTCCCTTTGTGGGTCTGTTGGAATTAGGTCAACTCCTTTTAGGAATTTAGGCGCTGATCTTATTGCGCTTACAAGGCGATTGTAATTTTCAAAGTTCCCTATTGCTCTGCAATGTTTTAGGCTTGCTTGCTTAGCGCTCTTGACTTGATAGATAACTTTTTCGTTAGCAGTACCAAGATTTAAATACACATCAAGTACTTCTTCTCTGTAGTGATTAATTTTGTACATGATGGCGACTTTTCCGTTGCCTTGTAAGCTTGATTTAATTTTTGTGATGTCGTAGTTCATGTATATAAAAGTAGTGCCATTTAATAAAGTTGTCAATACCTATTTGCAATTATTTTTAATATTTTTAAAGGGCAACTAATTCTACATTCCTTATAGCCAATATTTTTTCTATTTGGTTTAGGTCGGGTCTGTCGTTTAACTCAAGTACCCAATCATTGCCATCTTGAACAAATGACTCTTCCCAAAACTCTTGAACAAATCCAAGTGAATCACCTTCTAGTATTTTGAATATTTTAGTGTAAGCGCTATGAAACTGATTGTCATAACGTCCTCCTCTTTTTTTGTGATTTCTTAGTATTAGTTCCATATCTCTTACAATATGGAGTTATTATTACTTGTCAATACCTTTTTTGATTTATTTTAAATTATTATAAAAACTTGTGAAAAGCTTGCCATGAGTTTGTCGTTCCTTCTTTTTCCATTTTGTCCCAATGTTTTGCCCAATATGCATCCTGCGATTCATAGCATTCCTTCATATTGACAGCTTCCTCGTATCCCTTGTCTGTCTTGAAAATCCGCCTACCATTTCGTGTAATTGTATGATAGTGAATCTCCCCATCCGAGAATTTATTTATTTCGTATTTCATCTTTTATTTTTATGTTTAAATTTAACGGATTCCTATCCCTTGAGTCTATGTAATGATTCTCTTGAGACCTGCCTGAGTTTAGAATTATCGCCAATGTTACAAGCATATTCTTTGAATTTTTACCAAGTATTTTAATTGGTAAGTTGTTTTCCCCTTCGGGGTGGTAGTGTAATTCTTTAGTCATTTTTTATTTCCTCAAATTTTTCTATAGCCCACTTTCCCATCCTAAGGCATTCCATCATTATCTGAATCTCTTCATCTTTGAAGCAGGCAAAGTCTGCTACGCTTAAATCATGCACCCAAAACTTAAATCTCCCGTGACTTACTAGGATATGACTCTCAGGATATAATAAACCATCGTGAGACACTTCTATACACTTGCCTTCTGTTTTCTTTTCGTCCGCCCCCCTCAAGTACTCTCTGTCTATGCTTCTCTTCAGATAAAGTTTATACTTGTTGTAACGACGTGTATTTAAGCTTTGAAACTTGTATGGGTATTCGCCCATCTTGGCTTCTACCCCATCCTTAAACACATCAAGCGACAACAAAGAAGTTTTATCTACCTCTTTAAGTCGTTTTTTGAATAGATGATCTTTAAACTTCATTCCGATTTGATTTCATTATTGATAATTCTACTAAATAATCCTTGGCTTTATTCTTAGATGAAAATTGGGCAATTATAATCCCACCACTATTTAATATGTACCAACACATAAAATCTGAGCTGTAATAAATAGTTAGAGTTTCCATTAGTTATTTACTGCAACAAAACCATTTTTTTAAATCAACTGAACGATGTTCCCAAATTTTTTCAATTAATGCCTCGCACTCCGATTTAGCTGAAAATCCCAACGTGCCAACCCCTGCTTTCTCAAACTCATTGAAATAATAATCTCTACCATTTAACTCTAAGCGTATTTCTAATTCGGGGAAAGTTCCGACATACTCGCCTTCGTTATGCACTTCTTTTAAATCGCCTTCTATAATTGAAAGGCTTGCTTCTGTGGGAAATATTGGAGTTCTCATTGTTTTAGGTTTTTTTAAAAGTTAATAATTACGCTCTGTGAGAAGCAAGACTATCTATTGAAGTCATGTCGAACTGAGCGTATGTCAACTCTACTGCGTTTGACAATGCAGTAAGAAGTTGATTGTAACGACTCCAATCAACTGCAAGTTCTTGGTTGTCTGTGTGGTGAACTCCATCAAGAGTTATAACTTGGTTGCCTCTTGGTTGTCCACCTTTGCAGAAACAAACTGATGCTTGCTTTGCGGAGAAAGCTTGGACTGCTTTTTGCTGTGCTGTGTTTGCGTTTATGATGAAGTAGTTTCCTACTTTTAAAGTTTTTGCTGTTGTTGTTGTGTTGTTCATATCTTTAACATATGCGTAATTGATTTATTTGTCAATACCTTTTTGTGTTTTATTTCATTTTATTTTTGTTTTGTTCTATATGTCGCTTAAACACTACTACTTGAGTTTTAATAAAAACTTAAAAAGTTTGTTATTTTTTTTTCGTTAGCACTTTAATCATTCTTTCTGCAACCTCTTTGGTAGGTATTCCATTTATAAGTTCGATTGTTCCGTGCATCATGATCGAGAATGTTTGTCCTACTTTTTTTACTGAGTGCATTTTAATTAGCTTTGGATTATTCTGTCGATTACACAAGTAGCATCACCCAATGATCCTAGACCACTTGTCAAAGTTACTTGTGATTGCTGACTGCGAGCAATCTGCCTAATTAAGATTCTTGCTTCATTCTTAGAAGAAGCTTCAACCTCTATAACGTTTTGAACCATGTTGCTCATTACGAACTTGTTCATCGCTAAGTTGAATAAAGAAACCTTTTGGAAGAAGTCTCCTGTTGAGAAAGTTTTAGTGATACCTGTGAATGTTGTTGTGTTGTTCATAGTTATAATAAAACCATAAACTTATGTACTTGTCAAGACATAATTGAAAAAAAATTAAATTAATTTTAGATTAACCAATTTCTTTCTCTTGCTTGCTTTGGATTTGCGTGTATCCAATTATGACACGTTCTGCAAGCCGACATAAAGTTTATCTTGTTTGTTAGATTTAATTCTAATTCCCCCTCTAGGTTAATAGTCGATCCTGCCCTACCTGCCTTGTGGTGTAGGTCTAAATTATCTATGCCGATAAGTCCTTCGCACGCTTCACAATGGTGCGGATTTTTTCTACCGCTCATATATTCCTTTTTAGATTCCTTGTATTTATTTCTTTTTGCTTTTGCGTTTTTAGAATTACTGACTTTTCTCAATGGGCTTCTTTTTAATTGGCTACCGCCCTTGAGTGGTGTTTTTCTTTTAAGTGGTGATCTTTTCACTAGTGTTAAATATTCCTGTTTCTTGAGCTTCCATTTATAATGTTCTGCGTCAGGAAGTCTTCCCTGCTTAAAACTTTATGTTTGAATTGTTCAAATTTTGCCTGCTCTGTTGCCTTAGCCTTCGGGGTTGTCAATTTCTTCATCTTTGATTTCCTTCTATGTAAATCTTTTAAAAATTTAGCTCGCCCTGTTGCAAATTCTGAAATCCTTTTAGTCGCTTTCGCTTGTTGGGTTGCCTGCGCCT